AACGTGTCAGTCCGTGCCTAACTGATTAAATCAAACGATATGACTAAGTATGTAGAACTTGTTGTGGAGGATTTGCGGACGCGGGTTCGATTCCCGCCGACTCCACCATTTTTAAGTCTGTAACAGTCCAACGCCACCCACCAGGGTGGCGTTTGTCTTTATATATAAAGGGCTGTACGTCCATTGTGGTCTTTCTAAATTTCTCTGTATCCAAATGTGCTGGGGGTATTATTGGGGGCACTAAGGCGAAATCGAACAGGACAAAAAATATGGTTGGGGGTATTTCTGGAAAGCTTACAGACAAAGGGATTAAAAGTTTCATCGCCCGCTCAACCCCTGGTAGCAAGCTTGCAGATGGACGAGGCCTTTATTTATTTATCACTCCAGCCAAAACTGCATCTTGGAGAATCAAATACCGCATCGAAGGCAAAGAAAAAAGTTACACCGTTGGGACCTACCCCCAAAATAGTTTGGCGCACGCTAGATTCGAGCTCAATGAGGTTAAAAAATATCTTTCTAAGGGCCAAGACCCTGTCATAGCTAGAAGAATCAACAAGGCTCAGGCGGCAGCCCATAGCGAGAACACCTTTAAGGCCATTGCTGAAGAATGGTTCTCTATGAAAGAGAAAGAATGGAGCTCCACCCATTTCACCAAATCCAAAAGAGCTTTTGAGCGCGATGTTTATAAATCTCTGGGCTCGCTTCCTATTGAAAGTATCACGCCCTCTGTCATCGCTAAAGCTATTGAAACAATCAACAAGCGCGATGTTTTAGAAACTGCCACGAGGATTTTGCAACACCTTAATGGCGTGTTTCGTTATGCGCAGGCAAAAGGTTTGTGTGAAATTAATTCTGCCGCGCCCGTAAAAGAAATTCTTCCCAGGAAGAAAACAAACGGACGAATGCCCGCATTGCTGGATTGGAATTCTTTAGGCGCCCTCTTACGTGCTGCTGACGCTGCGCGCCTTTCACCATCAGTCAGAGCAGCTCATCGCCTTCTTGCATTTAGTGCAACGCGTATTAGTAACGTTGTGCAAGCAGAGTGGAAAGAATTTGATCTTGACGCGGATATTCCGATCTGGGTTATACCTCGTGCCAAGATGAAGGATCACACACGTGTTGGCGATCATCGAATTCCTTTAGGTCCGCAAATTACTGCAGAGTTAAAGCAATGGGGAAAATTATTTGGAAGAAAAGGCTATGTATTTCCATCTCCAACGGGCAATCAATTTATTAGCCGTGAGAGTCTAGAGAAGGCTTATCGGGTAACACTCAACATGTCAGGTAAACATGCACCACACGGCTGGCGGAGCGCCTTCTCTACCCTAGCCAGAGACAATGGGTTTGAGCAAGATGTTGTTGAATTGGCGCTAGACCATGCACATGGAAATGAAGTTGTAAGAGCCTATGACCGTGGTGAAAGATTTACTCAACGGATTGAGCTATACAAGTGGTGGGGAGACAAACTCAATCATGCACAGAATGGGGCTGAGGTTGTTGAGCTAATGAGGAAGGTCGCCTAAGTATTAACAACCCTATACTCTCAAATAACAGAACTGATCGAACTCCAAACTCGCTACCCTTATGACCTCTCCAAATAAATCACTTGTACTTGTAATTGGCGCTGGAGCGAGCAAGGAGGCAGGTTTACCACTTGGATCAGAACTTAAAGGGCGGATAGCAAAGGCTCTAGATCTCAGATTTGAGAATCCTAGCAACCGCAGGATTTCTGGAGATCAAAAAATAGAGAAAGCTCTTTATTTATTAAATCAAGGTTCAAATGGTAGGACGGGTGATATTGGGCCTCATGTTTATGCATGCTGGGCTATACGTGACGCAATGCCGCAAGCAGCCTCTATCGATAACTATATTGATGCCCACAGAGATAATAATTTGATCGCAGAATGTGGAAAATTAGCTATAGCTGCCTCAATTCTTGAGGCGGAATCAAAAAGTCTATTGCATATTGACGATAGCAATATAAATAACACTATCAATTTCCATGCAATTGAAAACACTTGGTACGCAGATTTTTTTAAATTAATAGTAGCTGGATGCCAATATGATGGCATTACTGAAAGACTATCCAAAATTTCAATTATTACTTTTAACTATGATCGTTGTATTGAAATTTTCCTTCACTGCGCTCTAAAAAACTATTACCGAATTGATAATCAAGAGGCACAAGAATTATTATCAAATTTACAGATTTTTCATCCATATGGATATCTCGGTAGGCTTGAATGGCCATGCCATCATCCCTTAGTCGGATTTGGTGGGGCACCTCACCCACATCAATTAGTTCAAATATCCAAGGGGTTAATGACCTTCACAGAGGGTACCGATGAAAATTTAAGTGAGATAAACGAAATTAGATCAATCATTAAAGGTGCTGATAAATTAGCGTTTCTTGGTTTTGCTTTCAACCAACAAAACCTTGATCTTCTATATGGGTCTCCAAAATTAAATACTAAACTCCATGGCGAAATATTTGGAACCGCAAAAGGACTTTCAGAAAGCGATACTGAAGTAATTCAGAGAGAGTTTCAACATAAATATGGATACGACAGAAGCAAAATAAAAGTAAATAGAAATCTTGTATGCAGTGAATTTTTTGGCGAATATGGAAGAAGCCTAGCAATCACATAACCATACATCAATCACTAATTATTTCGCTCGAAGTGGGGCACATCAACAAATCCCTTGAAATTCCCACCCCACCTATTCTTGGGACTTAGGCTTTCCCAATACTCACCAACCGTACGGATCAGTTCTTTATCCCAGACTAGCTTTCCATTCCAGAAAAAATTGAGATCAATTGCGCAGCGTCTTAGGTGATTGCTATTCATAGTCTTTGATCTACCACTTTTGAAGTAAATCTCTTGTTGCTCTGGAGATCGCCAAAGCTCTCCTCCTGTAACTACCCATCCTTCTGCAGTTGCAAATTGAATAAGGCGGCTAACATCAATTAAGAATGCAGCTTGCTCTGCTACCAAACTGCTCATGCCTGCTCTTCCCTTTTATTTAAGCCATACATACGCATCTCAAAGATCTTCTCCACCGATCTACCGCCGAAGTAAGCAAGCATGACAAGTTGACCCCATTCGCCTAGGAGCTTTACGTAAGCTTCATTAATATCTATCCCCATGGCTGAGAGCAAAGCAAACAAGAGATAGGCTGTAAGGATATAAACCAATGTTCCAGGGCGGATGTTTTTTGATAACTTGGAATCACTACCCATATCAGATTGCCAGCGCTGTGTAGCGCTCTCTTGGGATGCGCGATGCATCTCAGCCAGTAGCTTTGATTCTTCTATTTCTAGCTCTTTTTGCTTAAGGGTGTATTGCAGTAGTAACTGCTCTTGCTCTACTTCTAGCTGTTTGAGCTTGATTAGATCCTCATGGCTAGGATTCTCGGGAATGCGTGCCCCAATCTTGTTCTCGATAAACTCTTTTCCCTTAGCCTGTACCGCACCCGCAAGTAAACCAAGGCCGTTGACGGCCAAGGTCTGTACTAGAGAAGTAATAATTGGAAGCATTCTTGTATCTATTCTTTAAATCACCGCCCCACAGCCACCTAGGATATGTTGGCAGTGGGGCGCAATTAAGCGCGCCCACACACCATCGTTACTTCAACACCCACAGCCGCACCCAAACACTGGCCGCTAGCGGTGATCTTCCCTACTGCTAGCGTTTCTTGGCACCTTTACTTTCTGATGTTGCCTCTGGCTCGTAAGACTTTTCTAATGTTTGCTCGTGAGTTAGGAGCCTTCCTTCAGCCATTAGTCCCTCTACTATTTCCATTAAGCGATCACCGTCATCCTCGCCAAAGACTTTGGCCACTACTTCATGTCCATACTTAGCGCAGAGTCTGTCGTACTCCTGTTCTGGAGTAATAATGGTCTTTGATGGGCGCTCGAACACCGTGACGTTCTCGCGCCCGAATAGATTTCGCAGGATGTTGGTCTCATACGGCGGCACATGTACATGGATAGTCGTGAATGCATCTCTACGTACTACCGCCTCCACCTCCTTAATCTGGAAGTCGCTATGAATGAGTTCTTTGTGGTTCATATTGATCTTCCTTATTGAATGGCCAATACCGCATGGGCATTTGCTCTTGAGATGGATAAAGCGCAGCGTAGGTTCACCATGGCGTACATGGCCAGTGTGTCGTGCGGACGGATTGGGGCAACGATGTCTAGGTCGTCATCCCGTAGTTTCATAAAGCGGGTGTTGAGGAAATAGCAGCGCTTACTCCACTCCACTGTCCTATTAGCCATGGCATCAAGCTCATCAAACTGTGGATCCCAGATGATCTCCACGCCTTTGAAGGCTAGGCCAGTGTTAACACCAGCACCTACGCCAGCATCGATGTACTTGGTCTCACCTGATCCAGCGATATGGGTCACAGTAACCTGCTTGCGATAGGTATCGATGAACTTACCACCCGCGATAATGAAATCAGGGCTACCTCCATGCTTAATACATTGGCGCCAAGCAGTCTCCATCTCGCCTACTAAGTTACCTGGCGATGTTGAGGCAATGTCTTTAACAGCGTAGTTACGCCAATAGCTTGCTTTAGCTCGATCAATGCCGCCTACCGTACCGGCATCTGGCACTAGGCTGACAAGGCTATCTAGACCAACTACCGCATCTGCGCCGTGTGAACCATCCCGGTGAAGCTCAAGATCCAGCTTATTGAGAAAGCCCTCCCTCAAGACTTCTAACTGCTCATCAAGCAAGTTAATGAGTTGTACGCGCTCGTTGTACTCCAGCTGGAATCCTCGCGCCCCGCCTTCTCTAACCTTAATGCCGTTACTAAACAGTCGGTCGTAGTCGATATAGAGACCATCAACGGCTCGTCGCCATGGGAAGGAGGCTTGCTCAGTAGTATTACGCTTATTGAACTTAACCGTCTCCTCTCCAAAGGCCCAGGTGAAGTTACTTCCATGCTCTTTGCGAATGTTCTCCACTACATTCTGCTTGGCGCCTAATAGGCTCTTACGGCCTTCCATCAGTTTTTTAAGGAAAGGTCTCTCTACTGCTATTTGATCTACTGGAAGATTGCGCAAGTACTCATCCAAGGAGACCTTAGCTAACTCTTGTAAGTCTGTATTTGAAATTGGCATATGCCACCCCTATCTATATTTATGAATTAGTTAGATTCATACCGATTGATAGCGCGTGAACCTATCCATTGCTACGCTACTAGGCGCGACTCTAGCTTTAACGCGTTGTATGAATCAGTAGCATTAGCAGGAGCCTTTACTACATATATTCATTATTGGGTTGATTTAGCTGGGGATAGGATATTTCTGGGGTTTTTGTTTTATTACGCGCTTATTGTCTTTATGCCCAAAGTTTTACTGCTATACCTTGGGCATAAATGAGCGTTTATTTGTCCGTAGCCGTCAAGGGTTCGCAAGCCGCTCTGATGTCGCGCCCTTGACGGAACTACATTGTCGATTCATCTTAGATCCCCATATTGCCAAGATGCTGAGCAATACGATCCATCGGCTGCTCAGAGCTAGCTACCGGCGCGCCCAATGTAGCTGTTCTAGCTCTAATCGGCTGCGGCGCCTGGCTCATGATTTTTACCTTAGACCAGTCTGGTTTTGGCAAGCCTATTGAGTTGTAGATAGTCTCGATCACTGGCCACCATTCAAATACTCCATGGTTTTGCACAAATACATTCATATAAAACGGATCGTCCATGTATTTCGCAAAGAGCTCGGACTTATAGCAATGGTCTACCTCTCCCTGCCTTGTAGATAAATACTTGAGCATCTCCTGCTTAGCCTCTTTAACAACACTGAACTGATCCTTGTTTTGATAAGAACGGTCTGGCTTTTCGCCCCACTTCTCTTTTTTGTTTCTCTCAACAGATTCCATCATGCTACCTACCAGCTCGCCTTCAATTTCATAGCTATGCAACTTATCCAAAAGATCTTCTACCTTTGACTTGAGTAAATCGTTCTCTTTAGCAAGATCGCGATTGGTATTGGCCATCTTTTGAAATCGGTTTTCACTACGATTTGGTTGTGTCGCTTCCTCTGCTTGTTCCTTTGGCGCCTCCTCGGTTGCGCTTAAGACTCTTTCAATCAGATCTTTGCCACTCTCAACCTGTATGGGAGTTTGCGGCTCAGCCTCAACGGTAAGTACAACAGGGGGTGGCAATAATTCGCTGATATCTTGGGCAAGTATTGGCTCTGGCTGGGGATTGGATGCCAATGAAGACATCTCAGCCGGTAGCAGCACTTCACCCTTCACCGGTGAAAAGACAGGCTCTAGAGTTTCCTCTTCGGCCTCTAGCTCTTGCGTAGGATTCTCTCCTTCGGTCACGGCCTCTTTGCTTAGATTGTCTAGCAAGGCAACAGACTTTTGCTGGGTCTGGCGCTTAGCTTCTTCTTGCTGCTGGAGTGCTGCCTTTTCTGCAAGTCGTCTTTCAAGGTCTTTCTGCCTCTCCAATCTTGCCGCTTCCTTTGCAGCAACCACTTGTAGTCTTGCTACTTCATCTTGCGCTGCCTTCTCATCAGCTTTTCTGCGCCGCTCTTCATCTGCCAATTGCTTGGCCTTAGCTTGCGCCTCCTGCTCTGCCCTCTCTAAGGCGCGCTCTTCTCTTGCCTTAATACGCCTAGCAACAGCTTCTGCTGCATTTTTCTCTTCAGCCTCTTTACGCAGTTTCTCTTGCTGGCGCTTCGCTTCACGCTCCTGCTCCTTCTGTATTAAACCCCCATTAGTTAATACTCCAGAGCTAAAGTTTTTCACTTCTTGTTTCATCTACCATCTCCTCTTTTAAATGTGGATGCTTGCCTTGTTTTTCCCTATCTACTTCCCATTGCCAATTCATTGAAATATCTCTGTATCCAGGGTCTTGCTTTTCAATCTTGGGTATAAATTGATTGGAATCGATTCGATCGTCATATCGCAAGAGAGTCTCTTGTAGGAGGCTACGGATATGTTCGTAATCCATCCCTCTTGCCTGTAGGTTTTGCATTTGAATGGATAGGCTGGTAATCACTGGCAGGACTTTTAGCCAACCTTCCTTCTCTTCAATACCATCAGGTGAACCCGTCGTTCCGGCTCGGATACGTAGGTCAACCATCTCAAAGATTCGCTCTTTGGTGAGTTCTGGCCAGTCGTAGGTTTTCTCTTTGGTTATGATGGTCTGGCCATCAACCGTGGTTGTTTTGCTTATTGGCGCACCCACATAACGCTCTACCTGTTCTTTGGTGAGCTCTTGTAGCAGAACCTGGGCGCTGTATTGCGCGATCTCTTGCAGCCAATCCTCGATCTGGTCCTTGAATTCAAATACGCGCCCTGATAAGGCTCTTTGCAGAATGTTTGCCTCAGTAGCCGTCTTAGGCCTTACTACGGTAGACCTTGCTGCATCTTGCAAGCCCGTTACTTGCTCCCAGTCATAGCGCACTGCGCTTGTGTCATAGACAATCGGATCTATTTTTGGGTGCCCTCTAGGAATAATGACCTGATTAAGGGCCTTGCCTTCGGTATCCACAATCGTGATCTCCCCAAATCGAGAATCTGAATGCTTCTTAATGGTCTTCTCATTGATATCGGCTGAAGCTACCCATCCTGGAATACAGAGATCCCGGTGTTGATTAAATCTATCCCTTGCTTCATTGTGCTCATCCTGCAGGCGCTCAGTAAGATCCACTAAGCTTGGGCCAACAAACTGACCATCAACTACTTGGTATGGCAATAAGAAGAATGGATACCAGCGCTCTCCCGCCCTTGGTGGCGAATAAGGCTCTCTTAGCCAATCCGTTGCGCCCTCCACCATTGTGTATACGCTCTGAGTGGTCCTATCCCAGATCTCCAGTACAGCAATCTGCTGATCATCACTCACTGGCCCAGCATCTAACTGCATTGAAGCTAGGCGCCTTGCCTTCTTATGCGATAGCTCGCCCTGGCCCGGCTGGTAGATCTTTGCGTTGGAAAGATTCCTTTTATACAGAGCCTCAGCTTGGGATCTTTTCATGGGAATGATCTGGCATATCCAGTCTGCATCGGTGTAATCCCAGAACTCACAGATGGATGGGTCTATGAGGAGGTTTTCTGTAAGGACCCTATCAATGACTAAGCCTTCAGCAGACTGGACTTCTGATTGCTCTTGTAGCGACCGAATAAGTTCTTCCAGCTCAGCTCTTTTGGCATCGTGATGATTGGCTTGGTCTTTGTCTTGGAGGTCTTTTTCAATCTCCCCAATGGATAGCAAGTTCTCCTGTGCGTCATTAATACGCCCCTGGATATAAGCATCCTCATGGACATTTCTTTGGTACATCACCTTTAGGATTCCAAAGCTACAGGTCAATGCAGCCCTGACTGTGGATTTAGCTCGATTCTTTAACTGGGCAAGCTCTAGAGCCCTATTGGTTACCTTCTCAAGGGTGTTACAAAAGAGCTTGATATCCGCGCCCGCATGGGCTGGAGTAATTGAGATCTCCGGGTTACGTGCATACACATTAGGCAGCACCGCAGAGATAGTTCCGTGGATTAAATTAGCTCTTAGGCTGTAGAACTCTTTACCAGTGGGATCTGCATTCCAGTTAAAACCAGCAACGGTATTACGGTTGTGCTTTACGCGCTTATGAAACGTAGACCAATGAGCACGCGCATGTTTAATGCGAGCATTCCATTTTTGTTGAAGAGCTTTTGAGTCTTGGGGCACATCCTATTTATAAATTCAAAAAGGCTGACTTAGGATTTATTTGGAATAAATAAGGACGCGCTTCCAACACATTAAATCATAGCCTTTTACTTATA